CACGGACAAACTTATAAAGAATACAACGATACCGTGCCGGAGCCTCTTCAAATTACTAAGAAGGACGCCAAACTGACTGCAAAATATGTCAAGCATTCTACTGTGGGTGCTGGTCACTCTCTCAGGGGGGACGGTACGTTACAGTATGACTATGTCAAGGGGAACAATGTAAGTGGATTTTCTCAGCAAAGGCACGACAGAAACAGGAACAACGCTGCTAAAGCGGACAAAGAATCCAGAGTTACTCCAAATGACAGAACCCTTAAAGACTTATTGGGTAATATATCTATGAATAGTAGAGGTTGGAACTTCACAGAAAGAGGCGAAGAGGGACTAGCATCAGGTCGATATAAACTATTTGACCATAAAGGTGAAGGACGTGATGGAAAGACTCCTGGACTGTATGATACAGAAACTAATAAATTCGTAGAACAAGCACAATTACAAATGTCGACTGGAGCGTCGTCAAATTGTTGTGATGGAATTGCTACATTAGTTGAATCGAACGCAAATATACTAAGGTTGATGGAGAAAGCTGATTCACGTGCAAAACAAAACAGAAGAGACCAATTAGAAAAAAACCGTGATAATATGTTTTCGGGGAAAAAGAAAGGCGGAATCGGTGGCATGTTTGGCAAAGTCGGTGGCGATTCAGGGGGTTTCTTTAGTGGTCTTTTAGGTGGCATTGGTAACTTTGGAGCGGGGGCTGCTTCTGCATTAGGAGGAGTGGGTGCATACAGTTGGTCTAAGGCTAAATTGGCTGCATGGNGCAAGGCCAATCCACCAAAAGGTGCATCAAAAGGGATTGTCAAGAACGTTCTTGGTACAACCATTGGTGCAGNATCAAAGGTTGCTGCACCCGCTGCTATTGCCTTTGGTGCTGCAAACAAGATGGAAAATGAAGGACAAGGTGGTATCGAGGGTGCTTTAAATACAGTACATGACACGTATAAAGAAATATATTCTGGTTTGGATTGGGCCGCGGATAGTTTGGGTATGCAGGGAACACCTGAATATGAAAAAGAACAAGATAAATACTTTGCAAGCAGATCTGATGTAATGGGCAATGGTGCAAAACATCAACGAAGAGAAGACTACCAAAACGGTGTTCTTAAATATACATCTGGCATTAAAGATAATACTGAAGCAGAATCTATTAGAAATTCCCTCCTTAACCCAGAAGTAACACAAACCGCGTTGGGGACATATTCAAAAGAAGATTCGGAAAAACTAAAAAGATCTAAAGGTGTGATTAAAGAAGCGGGGACTCGAGCTCGTTTGGGCAATAGAGTAACTCTTGCTGACTACACTCATAAAGAATTAGAGGCGTTGTTCTCCACACTAACGTTCAATGATGACGACGAGAGTGAATTGTTGACTTTCATCAAAGCAAAGCAAAACAAGCAGAAAATTACAGTAACTCCAGGGGTCTTTGGACCTACAATTGAGTTTGGTAAACCTGGAAGTTCCAAGAAAGTAACCCCTTCTAACACATGGTCGGACGATGATAAAGAAAATTTAGTGGATTCTGTGTCGGATTACAATGAATTAAAATCAGAGCTTGATTTATTCAAGAAGAATAATGAAACTACTAAAGAATTTCAAGAATGGCAGAATGACGACTTTGCCTCTAGCCGAACCAGACCAGCAAGGTATGCCGATGCAGGTTTAAACAAACAACACGAACTATTAAGTTCTGATACTAGAACTGCTAAAAACGAAATTGACCGTCAGATGAAAAGGTTCCAAGATAAGAAGTTTGGTTGGAAAGATACTAAAACGTGGCACGGCAAGAGTGCCAGAGACCTGCAAAGAGGCAAATGGTGGATGAAGAAAAACAACACCGATAGCATGACCACGAACGGGACAACTCAATTGCAAATGGATAATGCATTATTCAATGAGGCGACTGGTGGTAATGCTGGACAACTGCACTCAAATGATAAATTAATCAGCACACAAAAAGGGATTGAAGCATTAGGCGGTGCAAATGTTGCCCCACTGAGTGGAAATAAATTTTTACAGAAACCCNCGGTTGTCGTTCCTAAAGTAGACCATTCTAAAAATTACCAACAAGGGTTTGATGGAATAGACCAATTCATGCACGGAGTTGTCAATAAAGAAACTTCTAGTGGATTTATGGGATTCAATCCCATACGTAGTATGGCACACGGGCAAGTTGGTGACATTATGGGTCAATTTAAAAACCCAGATAATGTTACACCTGAAATGGTGTCTAGCACTAGAGCAATGATTGCAGATAAAGCAGGTTCTATGTTAGGTCCACAAAAGACTGAATACATCCTAGAACGTTTTGACCAATTCGTTAAAACTTTAGGTGACTATAAAGATTCTAAAGTAATTAATGCTAATGATAAAGTAGAAAAATCATTCTACGAGAAAGCATTACACCCTGGATCAATCTACACTAATGATATCCATACAACAGAACGTCTTGATAAAATTATTGGCTTGATGAGTAATGAAGTATATGACCCAACAGGAAAACGTAAGGGTTGGGAAGATTCTAATGGCAATGTTACTTGGGGTCCTAGAGGATCGTGGAATCCTAAAGGAAAGAAAAAAGGAAAGAAAAAAGGTAACACTGGATGGAAGGATACAACTAAGGGATGGAAACCTAAAGACTTTATTGACGATGCTGATAAAAACGGTCTGCAAGACCCAGAGTCTATGCAAATGTACATCGCAGCTAATCAAATGTTAGGACGAGGAAATGCGTCTATGTCAAACACTAGTTGGTTCAATAAAGGATATATTCCTGGTGAAGAAAAGTGGTCATTAGCTAAACATCGGAGAAATGAAGTAGCGAATTTATCATACAGCAATCGAGCGTATGCAAATGGTGGCACCGGACGAGTGAATATCGCAGGAACAGCAAAAGCCTTCTGGCCTGGGGAGGCTGGAACACTCAACACTGGCCCGACTGCTGGATTTAGAAACATATCAAAATTTGCTAGCAGAGGCCTTCCTTTACTTGGTGCAGCCATGTCAGGATACGATGCAACACAAAGGTTTGCTCAGGGTGATAATCTCGGAGGAGCTTTATCGGTCGCGAGTGCTTATCCTGTTGCTGGACTAGTTCCACTTGCTATTCAAGTATTAACCGATTATGTTGGTATCACTGGAAATGTAAGTCAAAGTCAATCTAATGACATTACAAACTTAACTCCGATGAACCAAAATATGAACGGAACAGCCGGAACAGGAACAACTATTATCAATAACAATAGTACATCAAATAGTAGTTCTGCAACTGCGGTTGTCGTTCCTCAAACTGTTCATGCTCCATCTTCCCCTTCGGGCAATGGTTCTTCGTTGGTTTTTAATTAGGCAATAAAAAAGGAGGCAATTGCCTCCTTTCTTTTGGTTTAGGTTTTAAACTTAACCGTCTGCTAACTTAGCAAAGTAACTCATTGTATCATCTTCTGTAGATTCTGAAGAATCAGCACCAGCAGTATCATTAGTGTCCCAAGGAATTTCGTCCCTTTGACCACTAACGTCTGCTACTGGAGTCGGTTCTGCAGAAACAGATTCAGCAGTGAAACTAGAAGATTCTGACGAACCACCTGTTACACGTAGGAATTTGGTTTTCAACTCATCATAAGTTTTAAACTTGTCTTCTGCGATTTCACCGTCTAATGAATACAGTCCATTATATAAAGTTTCCATTTCACCTTCGTCAGATAACCACTGAGAAGGTTCTTCGAAACCAGACTTATCGTATTTAATAAATCCATCTGCTTTGCGTGACTTCAATTTGAAATCAGCACCATTGAATAAATCAAACACATTCACTGGAGTTTCATCGTCAAACTCTGGAGCACCGGCTGCCTGAATCATATCAAAGATAGACTTTCCGTATTTAAATAAGAAAGTTTTACCTTCGTTTTCAGGGAACTTGGAGTCCTTAACAACGTAGATATTAGACACAAACTGTAAACGTCGTTTACGATTGCGAGCAATATCTTTATTTGAATCAATACCTGAATTCCATAATTCAGAGTTTGCTTCTGAAACTGGGTCTTGTTTACCGATTGTTGTTAGTGAATTTTCAATGTACCAACCACCTTGACCTTTAAATCCATGTGTGTACATTTTGATGAAAGGAAAGTCTTCACCATCTGGTGCATCTAAGAAACGAATGATAGCATAACCATTACCCGTCTTATCTCTTTCCAATTTCCAATATCTATCATCTACGTATGAATTTGAACCACCACCTGATGCTTTGTTCAATTTATCCATCATCTCTGATACATTTTTTGTCGACTTACTTCTTTTCTTTAAGGCTGAGAAACCCATAATACTACTCCTTATGTGAGGTACATTTTACTGTTACCTGTTGATTGTTTTTGTTGTTTTACGAAATGTTTTTATAGAGGTATTCCACAACCCTCTAGTTTGTTTTATACTTCTTCTGGAACGAAATCTGCAGTTGTACCGTCTTCACCTACAAACTCTGTTGATGTAGAACCTTCTACTGGAGTTGGTGCGTCATCACTTTCCATTACTGCTTTAATTGCCTGTGCAAAACCTGCACGCGCCATTTCCATTCTTTGCGACTCTTTATCAATTGCCATTAGGTGCTCGATTGCCACCTTTGCTACATCTGGTAAATCTGCAATTACATAATCGTTGCCGTCAATCTTTACTGTATTTTGTTCCATCATATACTCCTACGTATTNTTATATTATTATATTGTTATATTGTTATTTATACTTACTATTAATCGTCGAATTCACTTTTCAAATCTCTGATTAAATCTAACCCTGATTCAGCAAGATGTCTGATTTGGTAATTTTGTTCCATTCCAGACACTTCTTGAATTTGAGTTAAAATTGTTTTGATTGCGTCGCATTTAACTTCGCAATCTTGTTTGTTGTGCATTTTCGTTTCCATACTTCTATTATACCTTATGTTTGCTGAAAAGTCAAGCTATTCTGTTAAAAAAGTTGCCTTACCACCAATCATTTCTACGATAGCATTGTAGTCTTGTCTAGCATTCGATTCTAAATTATATTCTAATTTATTAGTCATCTTGACTGTGTTTAAGATATAACTAACTCGTATGGTAAATCCGTCTTGCATATCAACTTCTCTTAAAGTCATAGAGTTCAAATTGATATTTGAATTCATTCTGTCGTGCATTTGCATTATGTAAAAACTCCTTTCATTATTGTTCCATATTTCTTAGAATCAAAATTCATAAATTCTGCATACCTATCAAATTTATATTGAACCGCTGGGTACACAAACTCGTCCTTAATTTCTTTCCTAAACCTTTTGCTAAAGTTTAAAACTTTATCCATTATGATATACGTTTCCACTTTAATCATCTTCTGTTCAACGAATCTAAATAATATAGGATGTTCNCCATCCGTAATAGTGAATANGTCGTCGAACTTCAAATTCCTTTCTTCCAAAAACTCTTTAATTAATTTTATATCTTCTGTGAATAAATAAGTTAAAGATTCAATAATACGTTTCCAACCAAAGAACACACTTTCTGATTCTTGGTTATACATATCACCGATCCATTGACCGTCACCTACTACAAAGTTAGCAACGTAGAATTGTAATAAATCCCCTTTCTTTTTATTCCCGATTGCTTCAAAATAAAACTTATCCTTTCTTCGGTTATAAGATTCCGTACTAATTTGTCTTTGTTTTCCCGAGTATTGTATGTAGTTATAATTATTGTCTGTATTGAAATGTTGTTTTATTGCAACGTATAATTTATATGCATCAAACCCTGTCACAGAGGCAGAGTGCTTCCAAGTTCTTCTTTGTCAATCAACCTAAATTTAATAGCTTCCCTTGTGATTTTCTCTTGTAGTGTTGGTGATATAAGTTTCTTTATTTGCTTTGGTTCTAGTTCGTTGGTTTCCATGTATTCTGTAATCACGTCTATGTATGATATCCCATCAGAAACTAAACCTTCAATGATCATTTGAAATTCTTGTTGTTTGCTTACTTGTGCCATTAATCCCCTTTTATGTTGTTATTTTTGATAATGCTTTCTTTACGATAGTTTTAACAATATCCGAATTTGCTCCAAACAATTCCATATATTCGTTAAATACCACAGACTCTTCTTTTGTGATATATGTATATTTTGATAACTTTAAACACGCACCTTGAGTAGTATAGACCTCAAGTAAATCTAACGCTACGTCGTTCGCATATGCGTCAATTTCGTCTGGGTTGCTTAGATATATAATACGTTCTTGTTCTGTAGACATACCTTCGATGTATTCAGGAAGGACTACAAACCCTTGTCGTTTTGTAATTTGATTGCGATGGATAATTTCATGTTCAAGAGTTTGAATCATTTGATGTGCCAAGAAGTCCCAATTATCAATATTTATATTAATGGTATCTTCTTCGTCTGAAGTAATTAATTCTAACTCAATATTATAATCATATTCCCAATCATATGGATTAAAATAACCATTAGTGGATACGGTGTCTTTNGGAAACCCGTTCACATATTGAACAGAAACCTCTACCCCTAAGTCGTCAACTTCGCTTCTTACTACTGAAGCGAATTCCTCAACAGTAAGAGGAATATTCAATACTTGGTTTTTAATACTTTCAATTTTATTTTTCATATACTACGTATTATACCCTAGTTTGATGTAAAAGTAAAGTGATATTTGACTTAATATGATAAAATAATTCCATCATCGAACCCACCAAGTAGAGCATGTTTTGAGACCTTTGCTTTAATTACTTCTTCTTCGGTAATCCCATTCAATCGTGATAGTGATTGAAGGACTTCCAAGACATCTGCATATTCCATAACGTCCTTAAAGTCAGATTCTTCTAATTCACGAATCTCTTCATATAACTTTTCAATTAAGAAATTCCTATACTCCGGAGTCTCTGGTCCGAGGATACAGATACGTTCGTCCTCAATGTTATTTACATAACCATCTCTAATGAGTTTTAACATTATGCACCTTCCATCGAAAATGAGTTGTCCATAGAATTTTTATAACCCTCTAAATACTCAGCATATATCAGTTCGTCTTGTTCACGTGTACTTGCCTGAGCAGGTTCGTTGCGTTCGGCATCTAACCATCCTGCTTGATAGAAACGGTTCTTAGTTCGTAAGTAAGTATCTCTAGTTGTTTTTGTAATTGTAGTCATATTATAGTTCCTCATAGTTAGGGTAGTATTCGGCAAAAGCATATATGTTNTCAGTGGCAACCTCAACGGCACGGGTTTTGGTATCAACGTAAAGTTCTTTTAACCACGACTGACCATTAACCATACACGTTACTTGATAACCAGAACCGATCTTAGTGGTTGATAGTTCTGTAATTTTAAGTTTCTTGCTTGGGTTAGATTTATTTGGATATCCCATTATTTTGCCCCCGCAAATAAGTCAGCAACGTCTTGGGCAGTACCACTAAAGAACGTTTCAACATTCTTAGCAGACAAATACCAACCATCAGCATAAAAATCAAAGTATCCTGTCGCAAGGACTTTATCTTTAAACGTAACAATGTTACCACCGTCATTCTTACCAAATTTAATATTACCGTTAGTCGCTAATGTTATTTTCATATTATTACTTGACATATTTCACTTCCTTTTTTATTGTTTATACTACGTATTATACCCTAAAAGAAGGACCATGGGTAACTAATTGACTAATTAATCCCAGGTAAATTATAAGGTTTCTAATTTGTTATTAACAGAGGTTAATGCTTCATATGCTTCTTGGAAATCTTCTTGCTGTGTTACTTCTTCTGCATAATTTCTCATATGCCATACTTTAGCAAGTTGACGGATAAGTTTCTTTTCCAAACCAAAGTCATTATGGATAGTTTCTACAACTTCTTTGATGTGGCCTTGCTCTGCTTCAATTCTAGTTTTAGAATCTGAAATTTGTTGTAGAGCTACGTCAATCTTCTTTAGGTCTGCTGGGTTTGATGGCATCATAATGATTGCTCCTTTTT